TTGTTTCCTCCTATTTTTTCAAATTATATGCCGACACACCAGTGATAACGCCTAAAAATGTTGCTACTGCATTGATAGTGAGTACTGTCATATCTGTTCCATTCCATCCATATGCTTTTCCTAACGTGGCTACTAAAACAGATGCAGCTGGTAAAACTGTTAAAACCGTCCATTTAATGACTTGATAATACTTATCTGGTAAAATCATTTCTTCTCACCTCCTTTACAATTTAGTCAAGAAATAGCCAATGATCGTAATGCCTAAACCAATCATGTAACCCCACGACCATTTATTATTGGCTTTCATTTCTTTGATATCTTCCGCATTATTAAGCGCAATAGAGTATGCCTGATCCGCTCTATCTTTTGCACTTTCCGCTTTTTCGCGTAATGATTCGTAATTATCCAGTTTCGTTTCAATACGCACTAAGCGTTCTACCACGTCTTGTATTGCTTCGTCTTTCAACCAACTAGCCTCCTTTCATTGCAAAATAAAAAGCGCACTCGTTTGAGTACGCTTCTATTCTAATTTATTCTATATTTCATTCGGATTAATTGTATCTGTCTCTACTATAGGTACCTCTAATGATTTTAACTTTTTGAATCTTTCAACCTCATTAACGCCATAAATCTGGTACATAATTCCAGATTTATTTAATTTTTCAATTACTTGACTTGTTGCTAAGTCATTCGATACTGATAGCAAAGCTTTATTATATTGCTTAACTTGCTGTATATCATCATCAATGCTATTTTTTGAATCATATAACCATGAAACCGTACAATCAGGATGATTCTTTACTACCTTATCTCTAATTTTTTTATTTGTAAGAACGAAAAAAGAACGATTATATACATTATATTTTTTTAAAGTATTTACAATTGATCCAACAAATTTATCGTTATTCCAATCTCCCTTTGATCCATCCACATTAACAATTAATTTGTCTTTACTTATTTCTTTAATTGCTTCGTCAAAAGTTGGTATATTAATTTTTCTGTCTTTATATTTTGGATAATTTGAAGTATCTACCGATAATTCTTTAAGTTGTTTGATTGTAAGCCTTTCTGGTTGTCCTTCTCCGTTCGTTGTCCTGTCAAGAGTGTCATCATGCATCAAGAAATTCACTCCATCTTTACTAGTTCTTACATCAACTTCTACTGCATTATAGCCAAGTGACTTGGCTTCTCTCATGGCTTCGACTGTATTCTCTGGAGCAACTATATGTGCGCCTCTATGGGCTACTAGATAAGTTTCTTTATGGTTCAACAAACTACTGGATGAGTAAACGCATCCAGTTAAAACAATGGAAAATATAATTAATATCTTTGATATTTTTTTCACTTTCGGAATCACCTCAAAAACAAGTATATCAAATAAAAAAGACTAAGGTAATAATATATCGGTTTCTATCATAGGTGTTTTCTTTATAAGAAGGTGATTTAAATCTGTTTTAGTGTTCACGTTATATATTTGATAATAAATATTTGTATTTCTCAGTTTTTCTAAAATATCATCTGTAACTATATTTAAAGGAATAGAGAGGAGTGCTTTCTGGTAACTTTTCACTTCCGTTATGGCATTATCAATCATGCTAGAATCCGTTAATAACCAAGATAAAGTAGCGTCTGGATAACTTTGATTAAACGCATATCTTTGAGACGTATTCGAAATAACAAAAAATGTATTTTGGTAAATTTCATATTTTTTAAGAATATTAATCATTTTCTTGGTAATTGCTGTATTTGAAAAGTCTATCTTTGATCCATCCACATTCAGTATTATATTTCCTGTGGAAATTATTTTTACAGACTCTTCAAATGTAGGTACCCTTAATATCTTGTTTTTATATTCTGGATAATTTGAAGTGTCAATTTCCAATTGACGAATTTGTTCCGAATCCATATTAGCAATATATCCATTTCCATTTGTCGTTCTATCGACAGTATCATCATGCATAATAAATAATTCGCCGTCAGAACTCGCTCGTGGATCTAACTCAATTGCTCCATATTTTAAATCAATTGCTATTTTATACGCCTCTATAGTATTCTCTGGAGCAAAATTATGTGCACCTCTATGGGCTGACAGTCGTAAATTTTCAACCATCAGCCAGTCGGGAAAGGGTCATCGGTATACCACCACCCCGACACATAATGGTTTCCTGATGAATTTCCACCAACTCTTAGTAAGTTCGTTCCTTGACGTTCAACAAACGCACCTGCTACATACGATGTTGGATTAGCTGCTTTTTGTATATTTAAAGGTACATTCCAAGAAGTATCATCAAAATCAGTACTTAATCTAAATCCTGTAGGAAGCTCATGAACATTAACAATATCTGTAGCTTCTTTTAATTTAAATCTACCATAAAACTCTACAATATCTCCGATGCGTCTGTATCTCCAACTTGCTTCACTAAGCTCCTCTTTGGCTGTCAAAGCAATGTCCTCAGTACCATAGCTAGCTACCGCAACTTGCGTTCTGTCTCTGTAATAAATATCCAATGATTTTGGTGTAACTAACTTATTTAAATCTGTTCCTGCTACTACTTCTGCATCTGTAGCAATCCGTTTTGTAATCATTTGAGTTGTTCTTTGTGGCGTCATAAATTTATTTGATGCTTCGCCCTTTTCTGCTTCTGTTTGAGTCGCAGTGCTAAAATTATCAACATTACCCAAGCCTACTTGATTTTTAGTAACCTCATGCGGATTGTTCGTATCATTAACATGCTCTTTCAACTGTGAATTAACTTGAGCTACTTTTTTAGTTACTTCAGCTTCGACATATTCTGGTGCTAGATCCCATACATAATCTTTTGGGTTGTTTGAGTCTCGCATGCCGATTCCTCGGTATTTATATTGCTCAATATTCGGGGTTCGAGTGTCACCTTTTTCAATCTTGAGCCAGTCAATTTTACAAGCCCCAACCGTCGCTGCTGGATATTGTAAAATTTGTAATAATTTGGGGTATTTAGAGCTGACTTTTGTGGTTGTAAATGTTAAAGACCATACATCAACTAATCCTTCTACTGGTTTTAGATCACCAAAATAATAATCAGTAGTTCCTTCACTATATACTCTAAATGTTTGAGCAGAGGGTTTAGTAGCACTAATGGTTACCGTATAAGTTTCACCAGCAATATAAGGTTCTTGCATATCAGCTGAGTATAAAGGATAAGTACTTGCATTTATAGGAAATTTTACAGACTTATTAGCAATATTTTCACCCAAAGCCACCTTACTCAAATAATACGGCGCATCGAGTAAATTTGGCTGGTAAGGTGTGGCTGTTGAGCCTTCTTCAATCTTAATATCGCTAACAATCACACTACCGTTTATATCACTGCCTACCCAAATGTCTAAATAAAACCTTGATAAGTCTGTGATTTCATAATTAACAGTTGATGTACCCTTTATTATTATTTCTTTACCTACTACCGTTCCGTCACCGGTAGCAGTAAGTAATTCCGTACCACCGTTAGTTTTACGATAACCTACTGTTATCTGGTCAATGTTACCAGTTGTACCTTCCTCTATTTTAACTTTTGCGCTTATAGTATACGTTTTACCACTAACTAAACTAGGTACGTTAGTTTCAGTATACGTCCAAAGATGGTTGACCTTTTGAGAAGTTAAACGTATACTATTGTATCCTACGTCTGATATTAAGACGTCACTATCGCCCTGTTTCCTAAAATCAGAAGCTTTAATTACACGCATTAAATTCGGATTCCCACTATAATCATAGTCCCCGAAGTCGATGCTGTTACTGTACATCACTTGTAAGTTACCTAACTTAGAAATTTCTTCTTTCAGAGCATCTAACTTGTCTTGTAGCGTTTTAGCTTGACCAGTTAAATCAGTAATCTGTTGATTTAAGCTATCCACTCTACCTTTGATTTCAGCCATAAAAGCATCAAAAGTTTCGTTGTACTTTCGAATCAACTCTTCTAATTGCGAAACATATTCATCGGCTTGGCCTTGCGAAATGTCAGACACTCCTAGTGAGAAAAAAATGATATCTTGCGTTGTTAAAATTTGATTGTCTTTTCTATATTCTACGTAGCAGTGTTTATAATATCCTGCTTCACTCATAAATGTGCCATCAAGAGAAAACGTGACTTCTTCACTAGTTACACTAGTTGCCACACTATCTACGTAACGGTTAGATGGCGTTGTTCCTTTTAAAGTAAATGTTCCGCCACTCGTATCCATCTGCAAGCCATTTAAAAATGGTTTAACAGTCACTGTAATCCCTTTATCACCTTGACGAGCCATAATAGCTTTGGTGTAGTTTAATTCTTTGCTGAAATCTAGAGCCAAATTATATAAACTGCTAGCCATTTATATACCTCCTTGTCTTCGTTTTAAAAACGTTTTTGGTCAAGCACTGTGCTATCATATGCTGTATCCTCTTTTAATCTAATATCTTCATACCCTAGACGGTGTGCCACTAAATTCCATCTAACTAATACGTTTGGCTTACTAGTTTCAATGATGAAATGGTCAATATCTTCGTGAGTAACTGCGCACAAAACTAGCTCTGTAGGTGTCACATGTGTCATATACCGACTGAGATTTACTGTCTCAGCAAACATGGGGTCAATATCAACACGAACTTTACCATCATCACCTGTAACGGCTTCCCCATAATCAGCGAAATAATATTCTGGAGTTTCATAAGCGTTCAATAGTCGTTGTCCATAATGTTCTGTCGGTACGGTTGAGTTTTTAGTACCTCTAACAGTAAAATCTTTATATACTTGCACCGTTGATTGTTCAAACCTAGCAATTTTCCCATCTTCCCATGAACCAAAAAAACAACCTGGCAAAGTTAGCATACCGTCACTAGTAAATTTCATAGTCCTACCAGCTACTTTAAATTCCCATGAATTACCTGCACTACCATCAATACCTAAAGAATTACCGTCACCATCATTTATATAACTAGCATTACTGTATCTGAAATTTGGCGCACCAAAAGATAAAAACGGTCTGTTATTACCATTATCCCACGTACTAAAAACCAAGTTACCCTGTGGATTTCTAATCATGAAACCACCACCAGTTTTCATGGTGTATGATACAATACCGGCATCAGCACTTACATAATCACGTGCTTCTAGCTCCATAATATCTTTGTTAACTTTTTTTGAGTACCAAGTCATTTTGCCATTAGCAATACTTGTTCTATAATCAGCACCATCACTAATTAATGTAGTACCTCTAATAGTAATCCCTACTATCTCACCAGCTGTAATAAACGAGGCATTGAATCCGCCATCTAACGTCCATGCGGTTTCATATGTTCCATTAATGCCAGTTTTAGAGAAACCAATACCAGCATTGTTGATTTGTAAAACGTTCCGTGCAGTATTCTTATCTGGCGTGTCCATAATCAAAATACGACTAGGTGCTTCTTTAGGATCTAATAAAACATACCCACCATCTTGGCCAGTAATTATATCAGTTTGATGATCTACAATATCATTGATTAAATCACTGATTTCGCCACCATTTTTCAATTGATCAATGGCATCATTAATCAAATTGCTGACATTATTCTCTGTATTTTCTAAGAAGTTTGTTTTGACGTTTCCTACAACTAATTTATCGTATGAATTAGTTAAAACATTAAACGTATATTCCACGATTCTCGCTGACATATTCACTTTTAACTGTGGATGATACACATCTACTCCGTCACCCATCGAAACTTTTTCTAGATCAACAAATTTTTCATAGCCTCTTTGATGCCTCAATGGTACTAATTCAATCGAACCACTCACTTGTGGTTTTTGTTTATCTACGTTTGTTTTCAACCAGTCTTTAGCAACTTCCCTTAATGTGGCTACATCAGTCGCTTTGTCTTTAAAATCAACAAAAGAAACATATCCAGCAGGATAATCATCCACGTAATCCGTGAAAATAACTTCTTCTGGTAGAGTGATCTCGTCTTCTCCTTCTGAAGAACTGCTAATGAATGGATAAACTCCAACTAAAACGCTTTGAGCATCTATCTCTAAGTCAAGACCAGTTAAGTTTTTAGTATAAATCGCTTTGATTTTATGATCCGTGCCTAGCCTTTTTTCATGACGTAATGTGTTATTATCTTTTAGAAATTCCCCATGAAATCGATCTAGAATAGATCCCTCTTTTCCACCAAAGAATTCTAAAAAATTCGCCTTTTCTATCTTCACATTAGCAAGCGTATCTACTAATGACGAGAAAGAAAACTGTGAAGGAATAACTGGTTTCGCTAAAGTTTTTGCGTTTTGCCATGCCTGACTAGCAGTGATCTTTTCTGTTCCACTGTCATATTTATTCAACACCGATTTTCTTATATCATTGAAAATAGGTTCAGCTTTTACTTCTATCGTATTGCCTATTACAGAAGTCTTTGCATAATAAATCCGTAGACGCTGTTTTGCTCGATTTTCATCTACATAACACTGAATAATACGTCCTTCTACAATCAAATCTGCATTAGTTCCGCTTATTGGATAAGTACCCTGAAATATCTCGGCTCCGTTTAATTTATTGCTAACAGTAGCTGTTAACCAGTCTGACAAAGCGCCTAAACCTTGCGTATCATATAAATGTTCAGCTAAATTATTCGCGTCGTTTTTATCGTAAATAGTTATTAAATTATCGATCATCTATTTCACCTACCTTAACCCATTACGATAAATTTGTATTTTGCTCAAACCAGTACAATTAAAATAATTAATATCCACTTGCAATGTCGGATATTGCATGGTCTTCATTTTGTTGGATCGATCTAAAATATCTCCGTCCGATTGCTCTTCGTAGCAAAGCATCAAATCACTATCAATGACTACGTCAGTTCCTACTACTAAGCCTTCAAAACTAAACACATAATCATTTAAGATGAACTGGCATGAAGTAGCTGAAGGAGTGATGATAATCTTTGGAAAACTTTCTTCTAAACTATTATTCAGCAAGTTAAATGACTGTGGTTTATCTACGGTTATAGGTACATCTTCTTGAACTCTTGCGAATGGTTTCGCAGTAATATTTACATCGAACTCTCCCCATTCAACAATATCGTTTTCTGCATCCCCAATATCGATAGTCTGGATAACATAATAGACGTTGGGATCATCAGAGAATTCTAATTTCTTTGCATAATTTAACCAATGACGCATGATATAAAACGATTGCTTGAACGCTTGATGGTCTTCCACATCCTCTAAATAGTTATAGTGCAATGTAAACGACATGTCTTCAAACGAGTAATCTTGTACTAAGCCACCTAACCGTCCTAAAACAGAAGTTTCAACTCTCTGTCTTTTTGGAGAAGGTATGGTTGGTCTTTCAGCTAAAGCCAATTTATGCAAATAATCAGGAAATCCATCGATTATAGAATGTATACAATCAGTCATTTTTTCACATCCTTTTTAATACTAAAAAAACAGGAGAAATACTCTCCTGTTTAACGCCATGCCGAAGCATTATCATTTTGAACTTTTGTAATGCTATCAATGATTTGTTGAGTTGTTTGCTTCATAGTAACCTCATCTGCGTTACCATCAATTGTGAAATTGAATTCGTAATTGTTCACAGGTTGAATCGTTTGTGCCCTAGATGAAACTGAGGTGCTACTCAAGATACGATCACCAATTTCTTGCAGCACAGATCTTTTCAAAGGTAAAACTGCTTCAGGTCCTGCTTCGCCGACACCGATAATATTCGGAGAATTAAACACACTACCTTTCGCATACCAATCAACACCCAACGTTGGGATTTTCCCCTTCAATGGATTGAATTCTCCGCTCAATTTAAAATGTGGTAACGGAATATGTGGTATAGAAATATTCAAATTATCAAAGATACTACTGATTTTATCTCTAATCCAATCAATTGGAGCGCTAACAGTCTTTTTGATACCTTCCCAAATGTTAGCAATTGTACTTTTAACATTATTGAATATGTCGGAAACAATACCTGTTAGATTGGACCAACCGCTTGAAATTGCATTTTTTCCATCGTTTACTTTAGAGCTAATAGTGCTTGTAATTCCATTCCAAAGATTCAAAGCAGTGTTTTTGATACCGTTCCAAATTCCGCTGATCCACGAAGATATACTATTCCAAACACTTTGAATGGCACTTTTAGCTGCGTTTATAGCATTGCTTATACTACTAGTCACGCTATTCCAGATATTTGATGCTGTAGAGCTGATTGAATTCCAAATTCCACCTAACCAACTAGATACAGTTGACCAAATATTTTGAATTACTGTAGCAGCTGCTTGTACCAAGCTAGTGATTGTATTCTTGATACTGTTCCAAATACTAGAAGCTGTTGCACTAATTGAATTCCAAATATTTGAAGACGTAGTACTAATAGCTGTCCATATACCATTCCACCATGCCACTACTGGATCAAATATAGTATGGAATGTAGTTACAATTCCATTCCAAGCGATGCTTACCCATTGTGTCATAGTATCCCAAGTGTTTTTAAGGAAATCAGAAATAGGTGTCCAAACAGCTTGCCAAGCTGCGCCTAATAACTGTCCAGCTACATCAAAAATACCCACGATAATATTAATACCGGCTTGAATCAATGACGTTATTAAGGTCCATGGTATTTGAACAATTCCTACAATGTCTGCCCAAATAATCGACCATACTTCTTTGACTCCGTTCCAAATATTTGAAACCCAATCAACGAATGCTTGCCAAGTCTCTTGGACTCCTTGCCAGATGTTGGAAGCTCCTTCAACTAATCCGCTCCATAGCTCTCCAAACCAATCAGAAACTCCTTGCCAAATATCTTGAACCCAATCTACAAATCCAGACCAGGTTTCTTTAACTCCATCCCAAACTGATGAGGCACCTTCTTTTATACTTTCCCAAGTAACACCCAACCAATCAGTGAATTTACTCCATATTCCCTTAAACCAGTCAGTAATTGCGCCCCAGTTTTTTATAATTGCTATAACTCCAGCAATAACAGTAATAACTGCTCCTATTATTAATGTAGTAGGACCACCTAGAGCCATGAAGCCAACTATTATTGGCATTAATAAAGTAAATGCAGCAGTCAATCCGCCAATCGCTACGGCATAATCCTGTACTGGTTGTGGAAGATTATTAAACGCATCAGCCATCTTTCCTAGAAAATCAATTACTGGTTCGAGTGCATCTATGATTGTGTTGCCTATAGGAGCTAATGAATCCTTTAATTCAGCTATTTTTCCGTTTAATTCTTGTAACGGAGTAGTAGAATCTTCATTCATTTTTTGTGCAGATCCACTAACATCATCAAATGTATGGTTAACATCAGTCAAAGATTGGACAACTTTCATCGCGTTATCTTCGCCAAGTGCAGACCAAATTGTAGAAGCTTTATTTAATTGGTCGTATTGACCATCCATATTGCTAAAATCTTGAATCATGGAATTAATAACGTCTTTTTGTGTTCCTCCGCCATTTTTCCACTCTTCAAAAGCTTTTCTAGTACTTTCACTAAACATATCCATGTTTTGCTCAAATCGACCATCTGTTAACGATATTCCCATTTCCTTAACTAAGTCATTGACTTTATCAAGGTTATAAGCACCCGCATCTAAACCATTTTGAAGCATTCCGAACGTTTCATCAGCTGAATATCCCATTTGACTCCATAATTGGCTATATTCTGCCATATTGTCGCCTAATTCGTGCGTTTTATCTAAACCGTTTTGAGTACCCGAAACCATTAAATCCATTGCATCTTGAGCGCTCAAGCCGAAATTGACCATTAAGCCATTTACACCACGTAACGTTTCATCCATATCAGCGCCCATGGTGTTTTCTAGGACCATAGCTTGTTCCGTGATATTTTGTAAATCTTGATTATTTAAATCGCCTAAATTACGCTTTACCAAAATCAATGCATCTGTGGACTGATCCAACGATTCTCCAAAACCTTTATAATAAATGTCTCTGGCTACATTCGTTAATTCTTCAGCCTCTTGTTTAGTCAAACCAAAATTAGCTTGTATTTTACTCTGGGAACTACCTACACTATTAGCAGAGTCCACTGCTTGTTTCCCTAATTCTGTAAGCTTATCGCCAATGTCGCTTAAAACGTCAGAAGCTTCCATTAGATTATTCATATCTATTTTGCTTCCGATATCGTCCAAGTTAGTTGTATCTACATTTTTAGCAGCTTGTCCTAACTCTTCAAATTCACGTTCAGCATCATTAAGCTTCGCCTCCATCTGCATTGCTTCTGTGGATGTAGCGCCAAACTCAGACTGTGTAGCTTCTAACTGTCGTCTCAGGATATCTATCGTTTTCTCTGCATTTTCAGATTGTTGAGAAACATATTCTTGGGCTTTCGCTAATTTCTCGGATTCAGAAGCTGATTGACCAGCAGTTGCTTGCCATTTTTTGTATTCGGATTCAATCAGAGAAGCACTAGCTTGAACATTTTTTTGTTCACTATCCAACTGTTGCATTGTAGACTCGTACGTCTGTATTTCGCCTTTTGCTTGAGCTAGTGCATTACTCGTTTTATCAATTTCGTTTGACAAACGTTGTTGCGCTGTTTGTTGGTTAATCAGTTCTCTCTCAAGTTTCTGAACTTCGGTGGAATTTTCTCCATAATATTTTTTGGCATTGGCTAAACGTTGGCTAGTTACTTCAACTTTTTGACTTTGTAATTCATACTGCTTTTCTAAAGAAGATAATTTACTTCCTAACTTGTCTGATTCAGAACCAGTCTGTTGTAATTGAGCTTGTTCTAGTTTTAATTCTGCTCTATTTTTAGTTAATTCAGCACTGATTTCTTTTAACGTAGATTTCAATCCGTCATCGTTAGCTATGAATGTTACTTCTGCTTCTGTTCTCTTTTTAGCCATTTTTTACCTCCTTTCTTTAGTTTTTCTGAGATTGGTTTATTGCATAGTTTTTCCATCCTTCATAAGCACTCTTGTTGTAAGCCATTTGCAAAATGTCATCTAAACAGATATCGCTTAAAACCAAATCTGAAGGCATAGAAAAAACGTCGGTCAACATCGAATAGACATCGACCCACGTTTCAACTAAGAGCTTTGGCATTTTTACTTTTGAAGCTTTTTTTCCTTATTTGCTTTTTCGAATTCTTTTTGATAGGCATCGCGTGCTTGTTTGAACATCATCAATTGATAAATATAGCTGGCAGTAGCCATATCAAAATCCCATTTATCGATAAATTCATCGAATGAAATATAATCAGTCATGTTCGCTTGGCGGTAAGCAATATACACAGCCTTTGCACCTTGAATAACAGAAATATCCATGGATCCTTTTCCCACAGTCATTTTTGCAAACTCGTCTGTGTTAAAATCTCTATTGATCATCAATAATTTCTTGATATTCAGTTTAGGTTCTAAATTCAAAATTGTTCCATCGTTTAGTTCAATTTTTGAGTAATCTTCGTTCATTTTGCTACCTCCGTTTTATATTTAAGCTTGAGTCGTTGTAGTAGTGGTTGTTGAACTCTTTTTAATCACATCAGCAGATAGATTTGTCATCCATTGATCTGTTAAGTCTTCTTCAAGTTCTGCAACAATTGCTTCATGATAGAATTTACCAAATTCATCTTGCATAACTTTTGTTTCTAGTTCTAACGCAGCTACTTCATCCGCGCCATTTTCAATAGAGAATGTTAATCCTGTATTCGAAGTGCATGCTAACATACCAACTAACTTGCTATTTTCTTCGAAGTCATCCACGATCTCTGCAGCAAGTGAGAAATCTTCGCCTACGGAATCAGGACCGTAAGAGTAAATGCCTGGTTTAATACGTTCATCTTGTTTCAATCCATTGAAACGTCGATAAACTTCCATCGGTACATGTGCAGTAATTGTTACCGTCATATTGATTGGTTTAGATTTTGATTTTACTTCTGTCGCTCCACATTTTTTAACCACCGTTTGCATTTCTGTTTCGCCATCTAATTGTCCGTTACAATCTGTTGCGATTGCATTTTCTGCGTTCTTAAAATTAAAAGCAATTCGTTTGATACTCACGTTATCGAACGTTGTTACTACAGTTGTTGTTTTAGCCATTGTTGTTCCTCCTATTTATTTAATTTATCGAATTGACGAATCAGAAGTTCTGTAATTGGATCAAGTGCAAGCCCTAATCCTCTTCTCATGAATTCGTCTGGCTGATTTCTTTTAGAAGTGCCTATCCCCAAATCAGGGTATTTTAAATACTCAAATTTTCTTGTAGGTCTAATGATGAAACCCAAATTAATATATTGAGTCTTAAGTGGACGACTATTTTTTGCGTGTTGGTGCCCTCTTCTTAAATCTGCTTCAGAAACAGGAATTTTTTCCGTAATCCTATCCACTGCAATATCTGAACCTTTTGATTTCAATGCTTCATTGATTAATCGTTCGCTCTCGCTTGAATAGCGTTCCATACGCACAAGAAGTTCATCATGTCCATTTATTTTTAGCTCCCAACTATTTTTAGCCATGACAATCACTCTTCAATAATCGTCTAAACGTAAATACCAACTGATCGATATAGCGATCTTGATTTTCTAGTTTTAAATGGTTGGGATCCATTCTCTGAAAACGAATCGAACGTTTTTGAATCAATGAAATAATATCTAGTGAATCTCCTGTTAAATCTTCTCTATTTTCTGAATAGAAAGTTAGATATAGATTTTGACCCACGCTATATTTTGGCTCAGTGATCATTTCTATTTCTCCTGTTTCGAGAATGAAATAATTAAAATCATCAGGTAGCTCATCCTCGCCAACAGAGTCTTGAAAGAGTTTGAGCTTAAAATATTCTTCTAAGGAAGTTTTGATAGCAGAAATTTGCTCATTTAAACGTTCTTTTTCTTTAGAATTATCAATCACCATATTCACCCACACTTTCAAGATAAAAAAAGATATAAAAATTATCGTAATCGGCATAGATAACGTTGTAACGCATACTATCGATTACGATAAAATATTGATCTTTATTAAATTTCTTAGCTATTGGATGAAATGGAGTCTTTACTTTCTTAGTTAATTTCGACCCCATCGCATCCATAGCTGTTATATCGCTATCTCTCATGGAAAGATTTCTAAATTTTAAAGAAGTGATTTCTGTATCTTCTACACCAATCTTTTTTCCTAGTTCATTTCTTTTGGTAGTTTGCGTCAAAATCTTTAACCAGCCATCGTTGAACGTTTCTTCGAGTCTACGATTATTCGCCATTCCCATCACCTGCAATATATTCTTGTAGCGCATAATGTTGAATGAAACCTAATAACTCACTAGCAAAATTTTGTTCAAACTCATCTAAAGCACGATTCCAGTCGTATCTACATCTTTCGATTAGCAATCCGTATTCTAAGCTTTCAGGAGAAAAAGAAAGAGTTGTACTCACTTTACTTTGAAGATAAACAGCATTTTTAGCTATCATCTTTTTAATTGACTCATCTTCTTCGTTCCAGGTAACGTAAATATTATCCTTCACAGCTATTAGCAATTCTTCAGTCACTTGTTCAGGCGTCATCTAACCACCGCCTTAATTGCTTTAACATATGCGTAAGAGCATTTTTTCTTGTTTACAAATGATAAATCTTCATCAAAAGGCGTGGAAGTAACGTATCTCCCTTTGAAAAATAAATCTTCATCATTTGTTGTTACTCCAGCGTTGTGTAAGATTTTTACTTCTTTAACTTTTTCTATTGGATCAGTAGCAAAACAAAAGTCTAATTCCTCGTGAACTTTAGGACCAATATTGAAATACATCATGTTCCAAAGCTGCGCCCACATCTCGGCTGTCCAAATCTGTAAATTTGTTTTTTGCCCTCTAAGGTAGCGATATAGCCGATTAGAATCTAGATAAACCTTTTTCCAATAATTCGCTTTAGGACGGTTAATAACCCACTGTGCGCCTCCTGAATTAGTGTTTATAGTTTCCAAAGATTCTACTGTAACATTTACAATGTTTGCCATATCTTTTAGAATATTTTCTCCGTTTTCACAGCTTCTAATATAATCAAGACTTAGATAACTACAGCAGTCGCTACAATACCAAACATCATTTTTAGAAGGCAATTTGCGCAAATTAATTCTTTTATTGAAAATGACATCCGAATCTATATAGAAATATCGGTCGTCCTCACGCGAATGATCTTCTTCTAAATATTTCCACCATAAATATGGTTTAATCGAAGGAATATACTCTTTGTCGTCCCGCAGATCATCGTACACATGAACTTCAACGCCATATTCCTTCTCAAAAAAAATAGGAATCTGATCATCGTGTCTGCTGAAAAGCAATACGATATCTTTGATTCCTAGTTTCTTCAGATTAGTTAAACAAACTTCAAGCTCCCATTTAAACCGATTGATTGCCGGCTGACAAAGAATATACTTCATTCTGATCACCTACGCTTGTGTTGTAGTTGTTGTGGTTGTTGGTTTTGTAGTTGTAGTAGTAGTTCCCAAAGCGCTAATATCTAATACAATGAAACTATCATTACGTTTAGGTTGTCCGTTTGCATATTGTTTAGCTAGATAAATGCGTTCGTCTTCAACAAAATGGTATTCATCTGAAGCTTCAATTTTTAGTGTAGATCCTACACCCATAAAGTAATCTGAAGCTACCCCAATAACTGCTTTTCCTTCTGGCACAGCTGTTGACTGCAAGTCTGAAACTGGTACTGGCAATACTTGTACATATTCTCCATTAGCAGTTAGTACAGTCTTAGCTGGGAATACTTTAGACCAGTAATCAGTTGGATTCACAATTAGGACCACATCAGAAGGATTCACATTACGATAAATCGGGTCATCTACACCTTCGATATTGAATTTTGATAGTCGTGCCATCAAACCGCCCATAGTTGCAGCATCTAAAGCTGTAATAGGTTCTGCTGTTTTTTCAGCATATTCTCCGCTAGTTTGTTTGCTCATGTCACGCATCATTCCGACTGGCATATCTTTACCAGTACCATCAACGATTGCTTGTTCTAATGCAATTCTCAATGATTCTACTAAAACAGTACGAACATAACGATCTAACCATGCTGGACCTAAGTCAAGCATTGCCTTACATACAGGAATATAACCTGATAGCTTGAACTGCTTCATGTTAATTACGTCAAAGCCATTATCTAAAACTTTTTTAACAGCTTCGCAAAGTTTACCCCACCATGCTGGATTGACTCCACGTGACACAATCCATTCTGTTACACCAGTTGTGTTAACAAAAGTAATTTTTTGCAATAGTGGATGAGATTGTTCTAGATCTTCAAATACGCGTTCAAATACAGTAGCTGGTACTAATTCTTCAACTCCTGCAAAACCTTCGTTATTCACTACTTCGTTATAGAATTTTGTTTCTTGTGTAGTTAGTACACGCTGACCACGGTTCATTAATACTAATTGATCTTGATTTTTTGCTGTTGCTTCTTCTAAAATTTTATCCTGAATTTCCTTAGATAAACTTACCATAGCTGCGCTAAAAGATTCTTCGTTACCATCTTTAAAAGCTTTCATCAATTGGTCGCTTGCAGCTGTTACACCTTTTAAATTTTTAACTGTCATTATTTTGCATCTCCTTGTCCAAATGTTTTATTTAATGCTGCTGTAAATGCAGCAATTTTTTCTGCTCTTTTTTCTTCAACGTCATTCAAAATTTCTTCAACGCTTTGTTCTTTCTTAGCTTCAGTACCTATGCTGTTTTCTGCATCGATAATTTCATCGACCAATCCATAACTCAAAGCTGTTTCTGCATCCATAAACGATTCTTTTTCAAGAAGTTCTTGCAATGCTTCATCTGTGCCATTGAATCGTGTTTTATATGAAGCCTTTACCGATTTATCAATTGATTCCAGTTGGTCAGCAATCGTGCGAAAATCATCGACATTTCCTTCTCCGTATGTGGAAGCGCGGTGAATCATCAATTGCGCATTGTTGTAAATTTTTACAGTATCGCCAGCCATTGCGATAATTGAAGCAGCACTAGCGGCTAATCCGTTAATCACAACGTTGATTTTTGCTTTATTTGACTTAAGTAAGTTCCCAATAGCAATCCCTTGAAATACGTCTCCACCGTTTGAATTAATTACTACTTCAATTTCTTCTTGATCACCTAGACTATCCAAAATATTTTTGATTCCCTTGTCAGTATTCCCTTCAAAGAACCAACTAGAACCAATAAATCCCTGAATAAAAATTTGCGGTACTGCGCCTTCATTCTTCACTGCTAGAAATGTTTTCATTGTCGTCATTCGCCTCACCTCCTTTCGATACTTGTTGGTTGTTTTTAGTTATAAATATTTCATCTGCCATCGCCTTATCAGAGCGATCATTTCCAACGCGTTCTCTTCCTTCGTTGATTGTAAATACCCCATTTCTAATGCCTACATCAATAGCGTCAACCAAATCTTTGAAGCTAGTAATCTTGATCATAGTTGTATCAACACGCACAAAATTCCCTGACAAGTATTCTTCTGCTTCATAGAGACTAGCGTTAAACGCATCCTGAATAAGTTCAGCAATTGGAATGATTTCGAACATTAAAAAAGCGTCCACTTGATCCGATAACCCACTCATGTCTCCCTTTAGTAGGTTTTTCGGAACGTGAAACGCTGCTGCTGTCATCTCAAAGATGTCGTCTATTAAGTTTTTTATATCTCTTGAATTGCTTTGAAAGTTTCCGCTGAAATCTTCTAATGTGTACTCATTTTGTAATTGAAATACCGCACCTGCATTATCAGCTTCCATAAAAGCCTTAAATTGTGATGTCATCATTTTATTGATTTGATCTTGGGTTGTATTGTCTTGCGATCGGAATAAATTCCCTTTCAGTACGTATCTACGAGCGTTAGAACGCTTGTAAACATTCATAGCACTAGAAATGAGTTTCCCATACGCTTGATAATACGCATCAACTAGTTGCCTAATTTGTTGATCTGCGTATTTTATATAGATAACATCACTTTCTAGAAATTCTCTATCAAGAACTATATTGTTAATTTGCACTTGAGAAAACACATCATCTTTCAATGCATATTCTGTGACATCCCAACTATCCGCAATAAATATTTCGCTAGAATTATCAGATGGAGAAACGATCAATACTTCATTGTAGAATATTAATCTCCTGATCAGTTTTTTTCTAAATTCTGTTGCATTATTTTTCTTATTAGGAGCTACATTCAGCCTATAGTACAGATCATTCTTTTTATTTTTTCCATCTTCATATGATTTGAATTCCGCTTTACTCATCGCATTTGCAATCAAATCAATACAAGTTTCAATTGCAAATTTTCGATACACAAAATCAACTTGCAATTTACAAAAGTATTCTTCTAAAGGAACCGTTGCTTTTTTTGTGAAGTATCCTACCGCCTTTTGAAAAATCCCCACTTTCTCACCTCCTTTCAAGTTAGAATACTAGAGGAGTAAATCCAGTTCCTGTATTTTCTACTGAGCTATTTGTGACTGTTACAGGAGCAGAATCATAAATATCATCTAAAAAATTCAAACCATGAAGGAATGAAAAAAAGCCATCCGTTTTTCTAGTTTCAGGTTCTATTTTTTCATAGCGTATATTCCCATTAGAAATATGCTCTTCATATACATTCATGCAATACCAACGCATAATTGCATCATCGCCAAAATATAAACGTTGATTAATAAAAAGGTCATCAACCAGATCTTTTAACATACCATGTGTAACAGATCCGCTTCGAACAATTTCCACAGTAAAACCGGCTTCTTCTAAAGCGGGCTTCAATATTTTTGCACGGTACATATCCATAGCGATTTTTTTAATATAATATTTATTACTCATTTCAAGAAACCAACCTACAATATAATCAGCTTCTATATTTTTTCCATGAACGATCTGTGATTTTCCTTGATCTATAGAAATATCTATAACCTCTCGTTTGATGTTTTGTAATCGAAGGGCTGATTCGTGGATAAAAGTATGTTGTGTAAAATAAACATCTTTATCATATTTTCCTAGCAACCCAACGCTGGCAAAATCTCGTCTATCAGCAAAATCGACTGTTCCTATCACTTCATCCATTTTTTCAGGAAATTCTTTTTCTTTCGTATGCAGAACATCATCATATGAAGCGACAGCAAATCGTGTATCTTCCATAGGTCTGTTCATTCGTTTTGTCATGAACGTAAGTCTTAAACCAGCATTACGTTGCATTTGAGAGTATTCTTGAAACATTTTCCGTTTTAAATCTGCATTGTAATTAATAGTTGGACAAGCTTTTTCCCACATGTCGGGATCATCAACTTCATTATCGTTATCCAAGCGACAAATAAATGGAAACAAACTAGAAAATTCTGCTCCATCCTTGTCAATTCCAAGTTCTCCAGAAAGAATCATTTTTGATTCTTCTATAATGTCATCAAGCGGACCACCACGAACATGACCATTAGTTGTATCATAAAATTCTCTATAATCTCGAATTTTACCACCACCAGAAGTAGCCACATTTATCATTGAATAATCTTCATTTTCGTGAATTTCATCAAAGCGGTTTGCACCTGGTCGCTTACCATCTTTTGTTCTAGCGTTTGCCGTGTTATAACGAAGCTTGCTATTTGTAGCGATATTTTGAATAACTTCCTTCGTAGCTTTAAATACTTTTTTATCTAAATCAGGATGATCTTTAATTACTTTAAATACATCATCAAAACTAGTCTTTGCTTGGCTTTCATTATTGGCATAGATATCAATATCATAATTTTTAATACCGTGTTTTGCAGTCAGCAAGAAAAAATTGTTCCAAGAAGCAAAACCAGTTTTACCATTACCACGTCCCATTAATGAAAGATATCTATTGAACACTAACGTTTTATCTTTTTTCCATCGGACTCCATAAATAAAACATTGTAGAAATTTTTCCCACGGAATTAATTCAAATGGAAAGTATTGTGCTGGAATATTGATTGAATCCTCTACCATTTGCTTATCGAAGTAAATATCTTCTCTAGTAAAGACTCTTTCTTCTAGATACTTTTTTAGCAATAATTGCTCTTTGCATACCTTGATAGTGCCTTCTTCTATAGCTTTGAACCAATTTTCAATATGCTTATAACTCAGGAATTGATTCATTTGCTTCACCTACCAATTCAGGAGTAATGGCAAGTTTATCCAACATCAATCCCATTTGTTTGTTGACAGAAACAAGCAACGCTACTGATTCATTCTTTTTACCATTCTCCAATCTAATACCGTGCTCGGATATATCTTCTTCCAGTGATATCGCCGTTTCCCATAAACTGATATAACGATCAACATTATCTAAGAATGGCTCAATATTTGTTTTCTGACTTTCCAACTGGCTTATTAAAGAGCGGCGTAATTTTTCTCTGTAGCGATTTTGAGACAATTCGTTTTTAAACATCTTAGCCCTCCTTTCATGATAAAGTTCGAAAAAATCTCTTTTCCTGACAGCCCCCTCCGTTTCATCACCCCCAAAAAAATTGCGATTTATTTTAAGGGGGGGTTATCTCACCATCGGAATGAAAGCTTCAGCGAAGTCAATGTAATAATTAATCTCTTCAATGCCATATCCAAAAACATTTTTTATTCTTTCAACGTTATTATCTTTATTCAACGCTTCTCTTACTTGATTCACTTTGTATTTGCTACAACAGTTATCTGATAACAGATCCCTAATACCTACATAGCGAACGTATATCAAACGTTTAATTAATCCTTGTGTATAAGATGAATACTCTTCAATCTTTTCTGTATCATACTCTCTGCCATTGTCATTGATGATCATGTACTTACCACCTTTCACTTGCATCAAAGTTAGCAAAGCTTTCTATCTTCTTCTCTTGTTTATCCAATGCTGTAAGATATCTGCCATGAACTTCATTATGATGTTCAACACATAAACAAATAAGATTATCTAAATCTAAAGCTAAGTCAGGTCTATCCTTGACTTCCTTTATATGATGAACGTTCTCTACTCTATGATACTTACCTAGTCTTCTACACTCTTGGCATTCATAGTGATCTCGTTTCATCGCTTTCTCTCTAAGCCTGCGCCATTTAGGAGACTGATAGAACTTAACCAAACGATCTTCTCTTATCAACTGTAATAACCATCTATAGAATTCCTCGGTCATGTTCCGTCTCCTTTCGCAATCTTATTTAATACTTAGCTATTCTTTTGCCATACAATGGAATAACTTCATTGCTTTCCTTTCGTTTATATGTATCGCTCTTTATTGGTCTTCTATACTTTCGTACTATCTCACCGTTACCATTTTGCACAGTGATTACTTCATACTTCTGTTCTAAGTATTGTGGTCTATACATTGTTGTTACCTCCTTTATATAAAATAAAAAGACCACTCAACGAGTGGTCTCATATGTAGTAATAAACAGCAATCAGTCAACAAATAAACTGTGAATATTTAGAGTTTTTATTTTTGATTGACATCTAATCAAAATAATAAAAGACTTCAATGGAAGTCTTTTAGGTAATGTTTAATGTTGATTAATGTAACGTAATCCTTTTTCTGTTATTGCACATCCTGCTAGGCTAATATAAACATTCGCGCCTCTTGTTGGCTTAGTAATATACCCTTCGTTGTATAATTTGCCAAGGATAACATCATATTCCTCTGGACTTAACCCCAAAGCTTCCTTTGTAACATCTTCCCCATTTTTAATTTTTGTTAAGATTAATTTTTCCATTTTATTCACCTCCTTATTTATTAATTATACAATACAAATTTAGATCTGTGTGACGTTCTCAAACATCAAAATAATCACTCATATAAAAGGCATCTCTATATACTAACAACCTAAATAGCCTTGACTTCTGGCTCTCCTCTAAACCCACATTAGTTGCTAAAATCACTGCAAGAAATCAAGCTTTAAAGAACTAAACAAAGTTGTAGGAATAGGACTCATCCATAGCGTCTAGCCTTTTCGACACATCGACATCATCATATTGTGAATAAGTGTACATAGTGTATAATTTTAATTATCAGCGAGTGGTCCGCTGAAATAGACGAAAGGAGCTATTCATATGCCATATTACATTGCTAACCAAAATCAAGATGACAAAGGTCGCCACGAGGTGCACCAAAGTACATGTCATCGTCTCCCTGAGAAAAAGAACCAAGTAGAGTTCGGTTACTGTTCTAACTGTACAGAAGCAATACGAGCAATCAAAACATTAAATCCTTCTTCAGAATTTGATGGCTGTTACTACTGTTGCCCTAATTGCCACAGAGGTTGATTACCATGAGGAGCAGTATCATCTGCTTCTCTATTTTTTTAAATTTCGATATTTCTCTACTGAACGATACTCAATAGTTTCTTCCAAATGCTGCTTGTAAGCTTTGCCAACCGCAGCAAGTTCATTAATTTCCATTTTTTGCTGAGTGATTACACTGATCAATTGATCACGATCCATATTCTCATATGCTGCAACTAATCCATTTTCCATAATGTGCCTCCTCGAAATAATATTAATAGACAACAGTGTACGAACAATTCTGCAAGAGTTGAGTTCACATCCTTGTTAGTATTCACTGCTGTCTATCGAAGCTTAATTAAACGATGAGGGAGATTTCCTCCCTTACATTTTATTTTGTCTCAGACCTATCACTAATCTTTCGACACTATCATAATACAACATTGAATAGGTAAGTGATTGGTATAAAAAAGGTATAAAATGGAAACCAAATGGGTAATAAAAGGGTATAAAAAATGTAAAAACTGGCTACTTGAAAGCAACCAGTTCTAACGATGAAGCAAATTGAATGATAATCTTGTTTGATTCTAGCTTGACAGATTCTTCACTCGTGTTATTTCTTTGAGCAGTTACATAAATGGGCAGACCATTGATATAACGATCATAGAATATCTTCTTGCGCCTTTCAGTCACATCAGGCTTATGCGGATGCTGTATCGCTGAATAGCCTCGAACAAACAATTTATGCAGATACTCAAATTCTTCTTGTGCTTCTTCTTTATCGATCAGCATTCTTTCTGCTTCAAATATATGATCAGCTGTAGAAGATGGAACCAAGGAATAAGATGCTGTCACTTTTGGTTCTCGAGGTTGACCTATCCTACATCTAGCTGACAGATATGCTGAAAGAAAAACACCAACATTATGTTTTGTGCGATCCATATCCACATCTTTTGCCTCTGGTGTCTCATACTTCTTTACATCGAAAAGTACCATCCATTGATTCCTCCATTTATGATATAATAATTGTGTCAGAATTATTAATTAAGGTCGGAGGAATCCGGCTTTTTTTATACCCATGCTTATGCTAAGCTTTTCAAGTAGCGAGGTTGCACTCGTTACCCATATACATGTTGAGCTATCTGGCGGAAAACAGATGGCTCACTATTTCAATATTCTGCTAAGGACAGCCAGTGGTCGGCTGTCTTTTTTATATTTTAATGAGAAGCCTTACTTATTTTTTTATCTTTATTACGAAAAATGATATTATCTATTGATAATAAAGCGTATAGGAGATGGTTGAGTGACTATGTGGAGCATGCTGTTATTTTGGATTCCCGTTTGTATTGGTATCGTCGCATTTTGTTACTTTGTCAAACACTCTAGAACAAATAAGCTCCTCATGTTATCTTTTTTACCTATAGTATTTTTTATTGTACAAATTGTTAAATATACCTATATTGAATCGCAAGAAATATTCATTTTTTATGTGGTAGGTTTATTTATCTCTGTGGTCTTTTTCATAATGATACTTTCCTATTTTTATAAAAAATAAATTTTTCTCTTAGAAGTACATTTTTTCGCTGTTTATATAGCCTTCATATCCACTAATCGAACAACTGCAATATTCGCTTTGCTCTTCGCTAGCTCTTTGTCACAGTCCATCGTATTCTCAATACGAATAACTGCTGAATGATTGTAGACGTGTTCTACATATCCACGAAATGGATAGATGAACTCCTCTGCTTCGCAGCGAACCATGTCACCGACTTTGACTTTTGGCTTCTTACGTGTTTTAGGGTTCTTTGTCGGCATATCTAGCATTAAACCGCCGATACCATGACTACTAGCGTAAAATCCGTCTTTTAGTTTCATTCTGCTTCCCATTTACGATCATCATTTAATATCGAAATCCCAAACTTACGAATAGTCTCACTCGCATCAGCAACACACTGACTTACTACTTTATATGCTTCTTCTACTGAAACTCCGTATTCTTTTTCAAACTTTGCCTTTAGTACATTCAGTTCCTGTTTTCTTAGTTTTGTTATTCTGCGGTGTCTGGTGTTCATTCCGCTTCCTCCTCAATCGTCCAAGCACTTGTAAATTTCTCTAAGCTTATTAGTTCATCTTCATTTAAATATCCGTAACCATATAAGGATTCTAAAAGGTCTTCTTTTGAATAGCCTCTAAAATCAAGTCTGAGACCGCTTAGGATGTATACAAAGGTTTTATTTCCATAAAACTTGATTGTGTATGCTTTCATTTCTATTCCTCAGAAGCTATCTCTTTTTTTAAATAAAATGTTGTTTTAACACAATCTTCCAGATCTAGCTTTGTGTCACTTAATACACGAACTCCTTTAAAAGGCGTGGTTTCGAAATATACATCTTCTGCTTTCAGTTTTCCGTTATCTAATCCTTTTGCTATCTCTGTAAATGGTACTGATATATAAGCGTGCTTCATTCCGCTTCCTCCTGTTCTTTATTACTTAAAAAACGAATAATGATAGTCTAGACAATAAGCTTGAGAGGTTTCAGCAATTATCTTTGTATAAGCTCTCTCCCTGCATTCTGGGCATAAATCTAAATCTTTAACTAACAATGTTTGCTTATCTTCTTCATGAAAATTTCCATACTCGTCTCTATGCCCTATTTCTCTAACAGCACAACTAACAGTTAAGAAGTTTTTTGACTCACCTTCATGGATAATTTTTTTCTTTTTACAAACATCACATGTAATTTCAGCTGTATATGTTTTTTTAGTTACCATCACGCTTCCTCCTGTTCTAATCCTTCTTCCACTGGTACAGCAAATGGCCAGTATCTTTCATCAATTGCTTTGATTTCTGCTTCTGTTAGCTGATAAGCAGATTTTTCCCAAGCACACAACGAGCGGCTAGTATCAAAATAGAAATCATTTCTGTTATTAAATTTCTTGATAAGATATAAGTCACCAATAATAACTTCATACAACGGCTCTTTCTCAACCGTCAATTCCTGTTTATTCATCGCTGTTCCTCCAATAACTCGCTATTCTCGTATATATTTCCGATGACAACCATTCCAGAACAACGATTGTCAGTTAATTCAAATGTTGAATGTTTCGCTTTAACTTTAAATGCACCATCTTCAATAACGACAGTGCCAAGATATCCACCAGAAATATTTTTCACGATATCACTCTCAAATATTTCAATATTATTTTTATCAACACGTTCTCTTGATTGCATGAGCTCGTATTTGTCTATCATTCCCCACATGCCACCGCCTAAATTTACAAGCGGAGCAATAAAGCCTGTTTCATCGTCTATTGTCCAATCCACATTTTTATCATTATGCGGATAGTACATTTCATTTTCTTCTTTTGAATATGCTCTAAACTTCGGTATCATTTGCTGCCCTCCTCGAAATACTCATTCAGTATCTCTCTATACTTTTCTACAAACTTGAAACGATCTTGATGAAGTTTCTTGCTCCAATTTGTTTGCCGATCCAGCTCACGCATCTGCTCAAAGCCTTTTTGAATCTCTTTGTAATAAAATTCGATGTTTGCAGTGGCTTTCCACTGCCTCGATGTTCGAACTCCTGATCCTGTTTCAGCCATTTCTAACTTAACTAATTCCGCTCGTTCTTTTGATTTTTTGTCTTTCTGAATCTTCATCATGATTTTCTTGAGGATGATGTCACTGTATTGTGTAATGAGATCCATTATTTCTCCTCCACAATCTCACATGCCTGTTCAAACTGTCTAGTGATGTTTTCTAACGCTTTTTTGTACTCGATAATACTTTTTATCGTTCTTTCTTCGCTTAACACGTAATCGCGTTGTATCGCCTTTAAACACGATGAGACCGTTTGAAAGTATCCGATATCTGCTCGTGATTCTTCTTTTGCTTCGGTGTAGCGGATGTTTCCTTCCTCATCTCGTCTTACCTTCGATAAGACAATATTTCTAGAATCACTGGTAATTCGATAATCTTCGATTTTCATATCTAGCATTTTTTCTCCTCCACATACCTAAACTGTCGTCCTTTTGAATCAATCCATAAGCTCCTAGCTCTATCCCAGATAATGTTTTTGCTCAGTCCAGTAATTTCAGATAACTGTTCAGCAGTACCTGTCACTAGAATTCGGTCACCATGCCAGATTGCAATTTTTCTCGGCGTTTTCCGTTTAGGCTTTTCAGTCCACATTGATTTACCAAGCTTTTGGACTTCTGCAACTATTTCTTTGTCTTCTTGCCAATTCTCAGAATGTGTCAGTTCGATGATTCGTTTCATTGCTGCTTTCTTATCCACGTTTATTCCTCCAATCTACGAATTTCCCTTCTTAAATTCACTATGTGTAAATCGATTGCCTTCCTTGCCGTTTCATTGGCCATCACTGCCTTTGTTCGTTCCAGATCGTCAATCTCACGCTGAAGGCTTCGAATTCGCATTTGAATCACTTCTTCTGTTGTCATGATGATTCCTCCACAATTTTCAATGCTTCTTCCACTGATCGTGCAACACCATATAGGACTGGTTGCTTTTGCAAAAATTCACCAAACTTCACTTGGTCTGGTCTCAACTTTCCTTTTTCGTTCTTCACTTCAATGGCGAAAAATTTTCCCTCTTTAGTCCATCCAAATAAATCTGGCCATCCTTTGGGCAATCCAGTATCGAACCATCTGCCATCAATCGTCTTCACTTTGCCCACATTGCCTCTATAAACAAAATGACCATATTTTGGTAATTCTCTTCGAATGGCATTTTGTATTTCAATTTCTGCTGTCATAAGCGCCTCCTGCTCGGGTAGATAGTATATATACATGGGTAGACAGTTTATAATCGCTCTATCCCTTGTGGCTCTAAGTATTAACCAGTTTGGGTAGACAGTAGACAGTTATTTCTAGGTTGCTTCTGTATTTTTATATATTTCCTTATTTTTATTATTTTATTTACTATATATAAAAACTATCCCTACTATCTACCTAACAGTAATGAGCCTTACAGCACCAAAGGTTTTATCGGGTAGACAGTTGGTAAAAAACTATCTACTTACTATCTACCCAACTGTCTACCTACACGCATTTGTGAAACTTTTTTGTTTCACAATCCCGGAACTAATACGTTAAATTCTCTAAACTCTTTTTTTAAATCAATCCCCCGATAAACAACTTTTCCTTTTGACTTTGATTTCTCAAACCTGTCCGCAGCTTTCTTACCAAACTGGGTCTGACTGAATGGATGTTCATTCATATCTCTTGCCCATTTATCGTATGCTTTAAATAGATCCGTTGCCCCGATTGAATAACCAGGTCCTGTTTCGCAACATTCATCTATAAAAGCACCTATAATATCCATTTCTTTTCGATATTCCATTGTAGCTTTCTGAATATCGGCCGGTGGATTCAACCCTTCTCTTTGCCACATCAAACATCCTTCTACTGCCCAATTGAATATTCCTGGCAATTCACGCATTAGTTTTTCTTTTAAGTTTTTATCCACTTTATCCAATGGAATTTGTACAGTGAAAGGAATTAATGGCAATCTTCGCCAAATACCATCATCATTTCCTCTGATGATTGGCTTATGATTAGTTGCAAGCCAAATCTTATATTTAGGTTTATAGTCAAACATGTGGCCTCCTTTATAGGATGCTGACACTTTATCCCCACCAGTTAGTTGTTTGATTAAACCTTCATCCATTCTTACGCCTTCATTTGGCTCCGAGGAAGTTACTAAACGTGCGCCGTTTAATCGTGCGATATCTTCGTTATGGCCGCTGCTACCACCTTGTTTAACCATCAAGCTTGATGCCTGCATTCCCATGGCATAGCTTCCCATTATTTCAGAAATGATATCTAAGAAAACAGACTTACCATTTCTTCCATTACCGAAAAGGATGAACATGACTTGTTCTCTGATCGATGCACTCATAGAATACCCAACAGCTTTTTGAATATAGCGAATCAATTCAGTGTTATTGTCAAATATCTGTTCCAAAAACAGCTTCCAACGTGGACAATCACTTTTATCCGTATACTCAGCGTTAGAAATTCGAGTGAACATTTTAGAAATATCGTGTTCGTATAAAATGCCATTAGAAAGATCTAGATAACCGTTTTGAGCGTTGAACAGCATATCATCACTATCAAATTCATCAGGAAGTATCGCTACTTGGTGTTTCAACTCACGTGTCATAGCTTCTTTTCCAGCATTGTTTCTGGACCTTCTTAAGTGTTTCTCTTTTGCTTCAATATAGGCTTTTTCTTCATCTTCAGTCGCATCTTTAGGTATCGAAACAGGTTCGTTTTTGAATATCTCGATAGTCTGATCTACCCATTTTCGAACGGCACCGATATTGTCTTGTTCCCAGTTTTTACCGTTATAAAAATACCAGCATTTATTTACGTAACTGTATTTTGTAAAGGATCCAAACAAATCAAGATATCTTTCTGCATTCCCTGTATCGTCATAGCTATAAAACTTAGTCGGTTTAGTTTCGTCCACAGTGATACCTGGGATGGAAAGAAAATAATCATCAGCTGTTTTTTTGCCAGTATAATGATTTGTATTCTCAGATATGGCTTTATTTAAAAGCCCTATTCCATAGGTTGTCTTTCCGCGTTTCTGATCATATTTATCTCGAAACAACGAAGACATTCGGAATATTTCATCCATCTTTTGAAAATCTCCAGCAGTCCAAAAAGCTAAATCATTTGCAAATGCTAAATCTGCTTCAGATTGGCTATCATATATTTTTTCCCATCCTCCATCCATGAATAATCTAAAACGATTACCTGTGGAAGAATTCACCGCTGTTTGTATGATCTCGTTGACAGATAAGTCATTTCCGTCTGACCAATTACTTTTAGAAAAATCTTGTTTTATTACTGTTTCATTTTCTAAATATCGCTTGTATAAGAAATTCATTTGTATTTCAGGTATCTCATTAATTTCTTCATTATTGCCAAAGAAGTTACCTGTAATAGCAAAGAACCTACCTTCGGTATACATTTCGACATTCCCTTTTCTACGTCTTTCTCCAGGGATTGCTGCTTTACCTATAATATGGATTCCCTTGCCACTCATTGATATTTCTGAATATGTTTTTGTAGAATTCATAAAAACGTAAACTAAGTTATTTTCTACATCGCCTTGAAGATACCTTTCTAAATCATCACCTATATCATCTAAATCAATACCTATATAAGGTGGTTTAAAATAAAAAGCTAGGCCATCTGCATTAAAAGTTGAAACAGCTGAGAGAGCGGTCTTGAAATCAGACCACTTGCTCTCATTTGTACTGCTGCCTAATTCTCCAGTAAATGGATCATAAGGTTTCTTACTCCATTTCCCTCGTTGTTCGTTCCATGAGCGTTTATAAATCCCCCACTGATTTAACTCACGCAACTCTAAGGGAATACGCTCGTAATTATTCATTAGAATGGAAGATCATTATCTGAAATATCAAATGCTGGTGAGGAATTTACAGATTTTTCAGCGTTGCTTTTCTTCCATTGATGTTGGATTTCTGGAAACTTAGTAGTTTCGAATTTTTTTATATTTGTATTGTCATACGTTTTCCCGTTGTACTCCGATTGTTCGTTCTTTACTTTTACTTTCGCTGGTCTCATAGCAAAATCTTCAAGGAAATTTTCGAATGATTGATATTCCTTCCCATCAGGAAGCCCAAATGATTTCGCTAGCGACATGATCATTCCACGATTATATTTGCCAGTTTCTTTACTTTTCCAAACTCTATGGAAAAGATGACTGTTTTGTCGTGGTTGTTTAATATCATTTCTGATGACCATATCAAAATTAATGAACTCTGTGCCGCCATTTGAGGCACCTTCCGTAACGTTGAAAATAACTACCTCATAATCTCCGTCTGGTACTGCTCCAAAATCTTGCGCTTCATTGTAATCTACTTTAAATGCTGTCATAATTAATTACCTCTTCCTTAATAAAATGTATTTTTTACCCATTCGGGTTCTTCTTGTTTTGAATTGAGTTTTTCCAATGCCCATTTATAAGCTCTTAAAATTGATTCCATTGATACATCTTTGATCAACGATAATTCTTCTAATTGATCGATGGAGTAATGTTGTCCTTGATAAGCAGTGAGTGAGCCAAACATTTTAAAAAGCGGATTTCCTTTACCTTCAAAACTTACCTTTGCTTTTGCAATCGCATAATTTAATTCTAAAGATTGTTTTTTTGAAAATTTCTTTCTTGAAAGTCGCGCTAGCTTGGCATTTTCTGCATTCAATTCCACCATTTGAACCGCTTCATCAAAAGTAACGGAATTTTCTTTTTCTTTAATTACTATTTCTTGTAAGCAGAACGGGCAATGTGGTTTATTTTCTATCTTTAATAAACTCTTCAAAAGAAATTGCTGTCCACAATTTGAGCAAGTCATTCTAGGCGCTTCGCTGCTACTTCCATTACTCTTCTTTTTCCTCGCGCTTAACGACCATTCAAATTCATCAGTAGGTAAACCTAAGTTAGCTCCGTTCCCAACATGATCTAACACAATCGAAGTCTTATTTTCTCGATATCTCATGCCTCGCATAGACTGTTGTAAATGTAAGACGATTGATTGCGTAGGCCTGCAAAGAATAATCACTCCAACATCTGGTACATTAAATCCTTCGCTGATTAAATCGACATTTGATAATATAGTGATTTTTTTCGATTTAAAATTTGCCATAATATCATCACGTTCTTTGGTAGGTGTTTTTCCATCTGCATGAACCGCATATATTCCATTGTCGTTAAACCATTTAACAATCATCTTGCTTACCTGAATCGTTGGAGCATAAACAATTGCTTGTTGACCATCCGCATATTTTTTATAATTTTCAACAATGTCGCCTTGAATTGTGGCATCTGACTCGAATAATCGCGCAGAACTTTCAGCTTCACGTGACATATTTTTAAAATCTACTTTAGAACGATCAATCAAAGGAATAGAGTACCAACGATAAGGCGCTAGATTGTGATGATCAATCAACCACTGTATGGATGGTCCTTCTACCATTTCTTCGTATATATCTGTAAATCCTTCTCCGTTGAGTCTGTACGGTGTAGCAGTAAAACCTAATCTAGGAATTTCTTTAAAATGGTTATAGATATCCATATAAGTTTTCGCTTTACCATGATGTCCTTCATCCGTAATTATCAAAGATAGCTTTGGCAATTTATTTAACCTGTTCTTAGCCATTACAGCTGACAATATTATGACTTTTGATAAATCTACTTCATTTTGTTCAAGAGTTTCTCGAATGTTATCTAGTAACTCTCTCCTGTGGGCAAGAAATAGTACTGTGCCGCCTTTTCTTGTTGCTAATCGAACAATTTCTGCAATTACAACTGATTTGCCACTTCCTGGTGGCGATTGGATCAATACTCCCTTTTTCCCTTGAGATAGATGTTTTCTGGCTTCTTGAACTAGCTTAATCTGATACGGTCGGAGTTGATACATTCGGTTCACCGCCTATGAAGAACAATTCTTCTGCAGGTGTAGCTTTCCGTTCATCTAGTCTGTTCTTAGCATAAACAGCATCATTGCCTTCTAAGATAATTCCTCGATTGCCAGTATCTGGATTGATAATCATTCGCCCAACGATATCAGTCAGACCCATAAGATTATCTCTGACACTATCTCTGATTTGTGGTGCATACTGATTAAATACTTGTCCACGTTCAGTAGTTATTTCACGTTGATTTTCCCATGCAGTTACTAAAATATTGATGTCTTTTAATAGATAAATGGTAGTCATAATTCGAGCAAAATAGTTCGTCCATTGTGAGTAATCTTGAATTTCATTGCTAATTCCATTTTTAGAAGATCTTCCACGTTCTACAAACCAGTCTTTTTCAAAACTTGAAATATTATCGATAACAAGATTGTCATAATTTGCAACTAGTTCAGGAGCCTCTTTAATAAATTCAGTAATGAATTCATGTGGTTTAACACGATCAAACGAGATTACATCCACATTAGGCAAACCTGCTAATACTTTTGAAGAATCATCCATATCCAACACTAAAGTTTTTCCTTTTAAAAATTGAACAAGTGACGTCTTACCTGTACCTGGTTTTGCATAAATCATTATTCTCCAGTCTTTATCACGAAGAATATCTGTTGCGCTTTTAATTTCCACGAATATTGCCTCCTATCTTATCCTCAAACCTTTTGTTTGGACGAGTTCAGCACCAGGAATATCTCCGTGCTTCAGTTCCTCCTTCAATTGCTTTTTATCCAATTTGGGAGGCACAGGGGTAAAGAATCCTTTTGGAATTAAGTTCTCATTGATTACATTGACCGATACTGGATTATTTTGAATTCCAATGTTGAATAATTCGCCTTTAATCTTCGTTTTACCGGTCTTTTCCATTTCCTCTTGTAAATAGTGTTTGATGCTCTTAGCATTGTTCAAAAGCGATGTCTTACGTTCCTGTAGACGTTTAATTTCACTATCGATTAACTCAGCTTTCCCTTCTACTTCTTTAACTATTTTTGCTAAGTTTTCTGCCTTATACTCGATCGCTTCATTAATCGAATCGAGAGTATCGCGAAGAATTTCTTCATCCAATTGTTCTGCCAGTTCCAGGACTTTGATATATGACTCGCTGAGTTGGTAAAGAGTTGCCATTCTTTTGCGCCTCCTTTAATAATTTTGCAATTTGTTCAAAAGCTAGGATTGCCTCATCTAAATCCAATTCCACAGAATCATCAATTTGTTCGAAAGCAAGGTTTGTTTCTTCAATATCACTTGCTTGATAGATACCAATTTTTCCATTGTCATAAAGATCAAATACTAAAATTCCTGACGCATCTATATTGCGCAGTTTGTATTCGTCTTTTAAAAAGATGCGGTCTAGTGTATCCGTTGCAATTAGCATTTACGGTTCATTCCTTTCTGTGGTAAAATATAGAAAGATAGTTTATTTACTTGACACGATTATGCTTGCCGGCGTTCGTGTCTTTTTTTCGCTCTGTGTTCAGCTTCATCAAGCCCAATGAAAATCCAAACCATATAAACGATCGTGCCGATTAATGCTGGGATATTTCCCCAGACACTCAGCAGATAAATAATGATTGGTGCACTGAATACGATTGTTGTATTTAGTTTGTCCATAAATTTCCCTTCTTTGCTGTCATTATTTCCGAACACTTACCCGATATTTTATTGTGCTAGAACCCATGCTCTACATTTTTCTTTGTCGTAAAATTTTTGATCGCCTATACGTCCGAATGGAAGTCCTTTATCTTCCCACTTACGAATAGTTGCAGTTGATACTCCGAAGTATTTCGCTATCTCTATTTGCTTTAATACACGTTTATCAACTGAGGCATCTCTTCTTGCTTTTGCAATTTCATCAGTTATGATTTCATGAATGTAGCTACGAAGTGCTGCCTCATTTTCAGGCGTTAAGATTACTTCCATAATCCTGAACCTCCTATCGAATTTTATGATCGCGAATAACTTCCAGAATAAAGGCGTTAACAGCTGGACCTTTATCTTTTCCACTTAAAACACGCTGAATCCAAGTTCTCGATCTACCATATGCAGTGGCCAAATCGTATTCTGAAATATTATTTGCTTTCATAAATTCTTTGATGGCTTCCCGCCCATTATCGATATTACTCACTTCACACACTTCCTTTCTTTTTATTTAGAAAGAAAATTGGATAGAAAAGTATATTTTTAGTTGACTGCAAACCATACTATAGTGTAGTATATAGCCATAGTTAAATAAGCATATAACAAGCCTTTTTATCGCACTCGGTCGCCAAACTTAATGCTATAAGGTGTGTTTTTACTTTGCTTTTTTTCTATCCAATTAACTTACAAAACCAATATACACTATAGTGTTGTTTAGGTCAACACAAAACTACACTTTTTTATTGGTTTTTTGTAAAGAAAAAAGGAGAATGCTGGTATGACAGTATTTGAGCGGATAAAATTTCTTGCAAAAAAACATTCAAAAACAATGAAACAAGTAACAATTGATTTAGGATACAGTGAAAACTATTTCTATAGTTTAAAAAGTGGAAAACAACCATCCGCTGAAAAGCTTACTGAAATTGCTAATTATTTCAATGTCTCTGTAGACTATCTTCTAGGAAGAGAGAAAATAGAGACCCCTAAACATGTGGATTTATCAGAAGATGATACTGTATTCTCTTTTGACGGAAAAGAAATATCTAAGGAGACAATGCGTAAAGCGATTGCAATTGCTAAAGCTTTAGAAGAAAATGAATAGTTGGAGTGATGGGTTGTATGTATTTAAAGTTGAAAGAAATGCTGAGTGAGTATAATTTAAAGTTAATCTATATGGAAATGGAAGAACCAGGTTTTTATTATCCAAAACCAAGAATAGTATTTTTGAATGAAAAACTACACGAAGACAGTTCTGAAGCTTTTCATTTAGCCCACGAGCTCGGTCATTTCATTGCTTCACATTTTGAATATTCAGCACTGTACGATAACTCTACAACTTTTCATTCAAAGTTCGAAGCTGAAGCTGATAGAATCGCTATTATGATTCTACTTAATATCTTTATTGAGAATGAATTAACAGATGAATCTCAGTTCAAATTGGAAAATTTTATGGAGTTCTATTCTATCAATAATAAGTTAAGAACAGAATGTTTTAATGTTTGCCAGTCTTATTTCAAGAAAAAATACTCTTATGCATAGTAAAAAAAGCCCGTGCTGCAACACGGACTCATACCTCATTTCTGAGATCACAAATATATTATAACAAGAAGTGAGGGGTATTTAAATGGCAAAAAAAGTTATGGGTCAAGATGGGAAAATGTATAAGGTTAAGAAACCGTTTTATAAACGGGTATGGTTTTGGTTGTTAGCGGTTGTGGTGGTGTTTATTGCTATAGGTTCGCAAGGAGGCAGTGATGATGCTAAAAATACCGTCGCTGAAACAACTAAAGAAAGCGTGACAGAAGTGGCTTCTGCAGAATCGGTAGCAGAATCTACAGTCGTTGAAGAAGAAACTGAAGCTACTGAAACTACTGAAACTACTATAGAAGAAGTTACTCAAGAAGAAAGTGTTCCTCGTGAATACAGAAATGCATTGAGCAAAGCTGAAAGCTATCTAGGTTGGGCTGGTATGTCTGAACAAGGTTTGCGTGAACAACTAGAGTTTGAAGAATATCCAAGTGATGCAATCGATTATGCGCTGGCTAATGTTGATGTCGATTACAACGAACAAGCTTTGGCTAAAGCGGAAAGTTACGATGATTGGGCATCAATGTCAGATTCGCAATTGTACGATCAACTTATATTTGAAGGTTTTACAGATGAGCAAGCACAATACGCTTTAGATAACCTACCACAATAACTAATAAAAACACGCCCACCGTCCAAAGTAAGATCGTATAACTAAGGAGGTGATGCCAGCTATTTTAGTCCGAACACTTACCCGAGCGAAAGGACGAAAAAAATGGCAACATTCGAACAATACAAAAAGAAAAACGGTGAAAAATTGTGGAAGTTTCAAACTTATTTGGGAGTAGATCCCTTGACTGGCAAACAAGTGAGAACTACACGAAGAGGTTTTAAAACAAAAAAAGAAGCTCAATTAGCGCTGACCAAATTACAATTGGAATACGAAAGTAATGGTCTAAATAAGTCTAAAGAGTTAACTTTTCAAGAAGTATACGATCTATGGATTGTAAATTATGAGCAGACAGTAAAAGAAAGTTCTTTCGTTAAAACAAAAGAACAGTTTGCGAATCATATATTACCAGCATTTGGTGCTCTTAAAATCAACAAAATATCGATTGATATAGCTCAAAAGTTCGCTAATGAAAAGGTAAAAAGATTTGTGTTGTATAGAGAATTCATCAATAATGCTTCGCGTATATGTGATTATGCTATTAAATTAGGATATCTACAAGATAATCCTTTTAAAAAAATCACAGTTCCAAAAAGAAAGGTCTCTGTTCATGAAGAAAATACTTTAAACTTTTTTAATAAAGAAGAACTAGAAATCTTTTTGAAATCAGTAGAAAAGAAAAAAGATATTCGTATGTATTCTTTTTTTCGGACACTAGCCTTCACAGGGATGCGCGTAGGCGAGCTCTTAGCTCTCACATGGAAAGACATTGATTTTAACGATAATTATATCAAGATAAATAAAACTCTCGCCAGAGGAAAAAATAGACGCCTTTATGTAGAGCAACCTAAAACCAAAAATTCTAAGCGAGATATACCAGTCGATGATGAAACTATGAACATCTTGAAGAAATGGCGATTAGAACAAAGAAAATGGTTGTTAACATTGGGAATTAATACGTTAAGCAAAAATCAACTGGTATTTTCTAACCAGAAAAACGAATATCTCCAATTATCTAAGCCTCGTAAATGGTTAGAAGTGATTATCAAACAAAATAATCTTAAACGTATTACTATTCATGGTCTTAGACATACACATGCTAGTTTACTTTTAGAAGCTGGTGCAAATATTAAGGACGTACAAGAACGTTTAGGCCACTCGTCTATTCAAATCACTATGGATTTATATATCCACATTACAGACAAACGAAAAGAAAAAACAGCAGCGCAATTCGCAAAATATATCGGTATTTAA